TGGTAGGGCAGCGTTTGCAGCATGAACACCATAAATCCAAGACACATCATCATGCTATTTCCCTCAGTTGATATTCATCTGGCTGCGCTGGCTGGCGCGGCGCTCGCGTTCTTTCTGGTCGATGGTGTCCAGCGCCAGCTGGCGGGCCTCTTCGCGGCTCATGCCCGGCGGAATATGTACATTAAGGTTGTACTGCGGCTGACTGTTGTCGGTGTAGTTCAGCCCGCTGTTGGCCGCAATGGGTTTGTAAAAGCCCATCGGATCGGCAACGTCATCATATTCCGCGACTTTTTTGGACTCCTCCGGCACCTTATTTTTTAAGTCAGCGGATTCGGCGTTAACAACGCCCAGCTTTTCCAACACCCAGTCAATGCCCCGGCGCAGCTGGTTCAGCGCGTCGAGCGGCACGCGCAGCGCTTTACCTATTACCTCACCGAATGCCTTCCCGGCGTTCCGGCAGTTATCCAGTGTTTCCTGTGTAGATTTCACCGGCGCGATAAGTTCTTTAAACCACGTCCACGCCTGCTTTACCTTGTCCGCTATCCAGCCAAACTGATCGGCAAACGGGGCCAGCGCCTCACCCACTGGAAGAAACGCTGCCTTGATGCCGTCCATTACGCCGCCAAAGAAGGCGCTGATCGGCTCCCAGTATTTGCGGATAACCAGCACCGCCGCGACGATAACCCCGACAGCGGCCACAACGGGCAGGCTTATCGCCCCAAAGACGGCGGCAATGGTTCCGCCCGCAATGCTGAACGCGGTGCCTAAAAACCCGGCCCCGGCTATCAGGGCGTTAAACCCGGCGATCACCGGCCACGCAATCAGCCCCAAAGCGCCGAGCGCGCCCACCAGTGCAGCCAGTGAACCGGCCACCGTGACCAGCGTCTGCGTCAGTTCAGGGTTTTTCTTCACCCAGTCGCCGACCTCGGTCAGCCATTTATTGGCCGATTGCGTCAGGCGGCGCAGGCTGCTGTTCTCTTTGTCAAAGACCTCAATCTGCAAATCTTCAAACGCGGATTGCAGGTTTTTTAAATCGCCGTCGAGGTTATCCGTTTGAATATCAGCTACCCGCTTAGCCGAGCCAGCCGAGTTATCCAGCGCCGTTTTTTTCTCGCCCAACTTACCATTGCCTGCCGCCTCGACCAGTTTCACCGCGCCTTTCATGGCCTCTTCACCAAAAATCACTTTCAGGTACTCGGCCTGCTGCGCCGTCCCCAGCTTGTTCTTTTTGAATGAGCGGTCGATATCAGAAAGGATTTTCTGAATAGGCAGCATGTTGCCTTTCTTGTCCCGCGTGGTAATACCCAGTTCACGCAGCGCCGCCGGTGCCTGCCCGGTCGGGGCTTGCAGGCGGCTAAACATGGCGCTGGCACCCGTACCGGCCATGCTGCCCTTGATGCCGTTATCGGCTAGCACGCCGAGCATTGCGGTGGTGTCTTCAATACTGGCACCCGCCGCTTTCGCAATCGGGGCCACGTATTTCATGGCCTCGCCCAGCTCCATCAGGTTGGTGTTCGAGCTGGTAAAGCCTTTGGTCATGACATCGGACACGCGCCCGATCTCGGCCATCGGGATGTTGAACGCCGACTGCATGTTAGTGACGATATCCGCCGCATCGGCGATATCCAGCCCGGACGCCAGCGACAGGTTTACCGTGGACTCCGTCGAACCGAGGATCTGATCCGCGTTATAGCCCGAACGGGCCAAAACACCCTGTGTGCGGGCAACGTCGCCCGGTGAAAAGGCCGTACTGCCGCCGATATCGCGCGCCTGCTGACGGATAGCCGCCAGTTTTGTGTCGCTTTTATCCAGCCCCAGAATGGCCTGCGTCCCCGACATTTCCTTATCAAAACCCACTCCCGGCGCAATGAACTTTGCCCCGGCATACAGGGCGGTCGATGCGGCACCCAATGCCACCGCGCCACCGTTACGCACGCCGCTCGCCAGATTCTTACCCGACTGATAGCGGTTATTGATGCCGTCCAGCCGCTGCTGTTGCTGGTTCAGCCGGGCAAGGGATTCGCGCTGGCGCAGAAGTGCGGCATTGGCCTGCTGCGTGCTGCCTTGCAGGCGACGCTGTTCGGCGGAGAGGTTGCGCGTTGAGATACCGGCGGCGTTCAGCTCCTGCCGCTGGCGCTGCACGGACTGGCGCAGAGTGTTGTGTTTTTTTTGCAGCTCATTCGCGGCGCGTTTGGCCGACTCCATCAGGCGGGTTTGTGCCGCCGTGGGCTGCGCGGTGTTGCGATAGGCTACCGCCAGCCTTTCGGCGTCCTCCTTCGCCTTTTTCAGCGCCTGCCCGGTGACGGCCAGCTGCGCGCTGTTTTTGCGAAAGCCCTCAATTTTTGCGGCCTGTGCGTTCAGGTTCCTGAGCGTGTCCTGCGTGCTGCGGATATCATCGGACAGGGATTTGCTGGCGTTTTGAATGGCTTTAAAAGGACGGGTAGCGTGGTCAACCGCCTTTAAAAGCACCTGTAGTTTGAGATCACTCACTGGCTGCCCCGCTGCGCGTTAAGGCTTTTTGACGCCAGCCACACAGCTCGGTCAGCGTCATGTTGTTCATTTCTGACGGCGGCCAGTGAAAGATCACCGCAATATCCGCCATCAGGTCATCAACGCCCAAAGAGGACGGGAGTTTTACTGTGCCGATTTCGGCGACAAAAAACCGACCACCTTGCCCGCCAGTGCGATCAGGTCCGGCAGGCTCAGCGCCTTGCAGTCCTGTGTGGTCAATGCAGGCAGCGTAATGCGCGGCAGCACTACCGTCAGGGTATCGACGTCGGCATTAGCCAGCGAGGCGAGGCCGATGCCGCGCAGGTGCCCCGCGTTAGGCTTGATGATTTCAATCTGCTCGATCAACTGGTCACCACGTTTGATGGGTTCATCCAACATCACCACGTTGTCGTTTACTTCGGATACGGCTGTATTGCTTTTCATGGGGTTATCTCAATATTTAGCGGGAAAGGGTCGGCATCGGGGAACGGTGCCGACAGTCATGCCGGGTTAAACCAGACCGATAGCCCTGCGGTGCTCGGCAAGGCGGTCAACGCCGTTAACCATTTCGACCATGTTGACGGTATCGACTTCGATCAGATCACGGCCATCAATGGTCAGTTTGAAATAGGTGCATTGGGTGGACACTTTGGTTTCGGTGTCTTCACCTTGCTTGTACTCGCCGAAATCAAATTCCTTATGACGCCCGCGCATTTGCACTTCAACGGCGGAGACGTCGCCGGTATCGTCACGCTGGAATGAACCGGCGAAACGCAGCGGAATGTCCGACGTGCTGCCCCACTGTTGCAGCACCAGTTCGTCCAGACCGCCGATGGTCCATTCCAGCGTCAGCGCGTCGTCGTCCAGACCGAAATCAATTGAGGCCGCGCCGCTCATGCCGCCGCCACGATAGTTTTCGAGCTTGCGGGTCAGCTTCGGCAGCGTCAGCGAGGACACCACGCCGAGATAGTGATGGCCGTCGTTGAACAGGTTGAGGTATTTCAGTTTTTTAGGCAGAGCCATGATCAGTCCTTAGCCGTTGATAGCCGTGGCGAACGTCGCCAGATATTTATCGGTGATGCGCTGGCGCAGGGTCAGGTCTTCCAGCGGCGGGACCGGCGTATAGTCGTAGTCCACGAACAACTTACCGGCCTTGAGGGTTTCTTTGGTGTTGGCGTCCGGGTCATACCAGCAACTGCCGTCAATGATGTAGCCCGCCGATCTCATTTCACGGAATTTGGCATTGATACCGCCGATCATGTCGCGGATAAGCGTCGGGGTCATCGGCCGGTCCATCGCCCACATATGCGCTTCGGCCATCGTGTCCGCCAGCACCTGCGCGGTGCGGGTGTAGTTCTCAAAAGCAAACAGCGGATCATCAGTACAGGTACGGTTCCCCCAGAACTTAAAGCCCTCTTTGCGAATGAGCGTTGTCACGCCCGCTTCGTTGAGCAGGTCAGCGTCGGTGCCGGTGGTTTGCAAATCCCAGTAAACGCTGGCAGACAGGCCGGTGACACCGTTCACGCCGACGTTTGACAGGGTTTTATGCCAGCCGGTTTCGGTGTCGATTTTGGCGCGCAGACCGAGGGCGAACGCCGTCGCGGCGGCTTTGTCGCTGGTACTGGTCACGGTGTTCCACGCCACAAAGTCCGGCCAGATCAGCATCAGTTCGCGCTGGCTGAAATTGTCGCGGTACTTGAGCACGTCAGGCACGGTTTTGCAGCCGTAGGCGCTGATATAACCGAAGGCACGCAGCTGCTGGCAGATAGCGGCGAGCGCCGTCGCAACCTCCAGATTGTCCAGCCCCGGCACGCCGAGAATGCGCGGTTTTACGCCTAGCTCCGCCTGCGCACCCAACAGCGCCTTCATGCCGGTATACATGCCGGTGACGTCGGTGCCGCCGATAATGTTAGAAGTGGTTTCTTCTTCGTCCGCCCCCTCTGCCACGCGAACAACCACAGCAACCGGTTTCGCCTGATTGGCGATTGCCATCAGTGAGGCGTACAGGGTTCCCAATTTGCCCGCCTTACCGGCGGCGGCGAGCACGTTGGTGATCAGCACCGGCGTGTCGAGCGGGAAGGCTTTCGGGTCGGCATCTTCGGCGGTACAAACCATGCCGATGATCGCCGTTGATACGGTAGAAATGACGCGGGTGCCGTCGTTGATTTCGACAACCCGGACGCCGTGGTGGTAATCAGCCATGTTGTTTTCTCGATGATGGGTGAGGCGTCAATCATCGCGCGTTGTGAGAGAGCAGGCACGGCGGGGAGGGTGTAGGAGGGATAGCACAACGTGAGACATAAAGGTAAAAGCCCCTCGCGGGGCTTCGGTGATGCGGGTTTATACTTCGTCAGGCCAGATAATATTCGGGGCGTTCGTCAGGTCGGTGCGGCTCAGTTGCAGTCGGTAATTTTGCCAGCGGTTGAGCGCCTCTAGTTCCTCATCGGTCGCCTGATTGCTCTCTTTAGCGAATGACAAAATACTGATGTTTTCCGCCGCCTGCGCCATGCGGTCTTTTTTATCCTGCTGTGCCTGAATGAATAACGCGGTTTTCTCGGCCCCCACATTTTTCACCCACGCCTTA